ATACTTCCTCCTCCCATTCGATGCGGATGCAGATAGTTCCTTTTCTACCATAGGCTTCAGCAGAACATTCTGCTTGTTCTTTTGTTGCATATACTCCAAATGACGCTTTGAAATCAGGATTTGACGTTGGGGCAATAGTGATCCACCCCTCTTTCTTCACGCGCTTGGGTTTGATGCGGAAAGTTTCAAATTCATTTAATGGCGGACCGCACGTTGGCTTCCAAACGCCTAACGCTGTTTGATATTCAATCTCCTCACCCGCCGCCCAAGCGACGATCACATCGTAGTGTTTGTGCTTAGTTCCCATCTATTTCCTCCAACGCTTTTAGCGCGGCCCATAATGATTCAACCCATGCGTCACCTACAGCAGCATCTTCAGTAAAGCCGGGAAAGTCTTCCATTATCTTTACCAACCCAAGAACAAGGTCGGCGCGGATGTAGGGGATATCTTCTTCGTTTTCTCCTGCAATAATTCTTTTCTCGTACTCAAAACTGTACCAAATCTTCTTAGGCGCATTCATTTTAATCCTCCAGCCCAACTTGGATGAAAATCCGATTTAGCATTAAGGTAGACTTCATGTGCTTTTTCTGGCGTATCAAAATATCCCAAAAAAATTACCCCACCATTGACTTTAATTTGAGATTTCCATTTACCTGTTGGTTTATAAAAACTAACACCAGCAAATCCTGATGTATTGTTTTTTTGTAGTACCAAACGATTTTGCATATTTTGAGCGTTTGTCACTTCCCTAAGATTGGTAAGTCGGTTATCTGCCTTATCTCCATTGATGTGATCTATTTGAGCGTCAGGCCATCGCCCATAAACGTACAGCCAAACTAATCTGTGCGCCCTGAAAACTCTTCCGCAAACGCGAATTTGCCAATATCCTTTACCGTCCATGCTTCCAGCAACTGCACCTGATTGAACATTCTGTCCAGTCCTAATCCTTCGCAAAAAAACTCCGGAATCTACGTTGTATTCAAACAAATCGCGCAGCATCACTTGAGTGATTTCGCTTTTTTTTAATGTTTTTAGGTTTTTTGCTCTGTTGCCTATGTATTCTTCACTCATACTCCATATTCCTCCCAGGTTCTAAAACTCGCACACTCAGCTTCACAGGTTAGTTGTTTAAAACACATATCACAAGGCGAATTAGTCTCTTCATACATTTTTATGTCTCTAGCCTCTCTAGCGCGTCTATTGATCTGCGTATTTTGTGCGGCTCGACATGGCTTGCACTTAGCCTCCTGATGCGCTTTTGGAGTGTTTTTATATCTCCAGCCAAATGCGTCTAATGGCTTAGATACGTTACATGCAGTGCAAGTTTTCATTTAAGCCAACTGACAGCCGTGTACTGGGTGCATGTTGCTTCAATGCCTTTAGTGCCAGTCTGAGTGCAGTTAAAGTGCTTTTCGTCAATCTCAACGGTCTTAGGGCCGACAAACGCCATGTAGATAAGTGTCAGCGTCAGCAGAACACATGCACAGCCTAGAACATATTCTTTGATCTTTTTCATGTTTTACTCCTCAATGTATGAAACGTCAGTCTTATAAAAGCTCTGGACTAGATTTCGCTCATTGAATCTGTCAGTGCTGTCTAGTTCATGGATCAGGTTTTTCAATGCTTCTCTACGCCCCTGTAGCTTTGCCGCTTTTATGTCTATTGCGCGTGTCATCCAGACAAATTCAGCGTCTGCGCGGTTCATGCGCTGTCTAGTGGTTTCACTAAGCGCATTCCACCAAGTTTCAAAGCTACGAAATGGACCAGTCATTCTTCCGCTCCTTTCTTCCAGATAGGCCGTTTAGCCATCTTTTTGCTGTTTAAATGATCCGAAACTATCCGTCGAAGCTCAAAATGACTCGGCTTTTTAGGGATAAAATCATTGGTTTCTTCAATAAATCGCCAGTCAAATGTATGCGCTACGCTCTTAGGCTTATGGATTGCTTTAATGCAAAAGCCATCATCCGCCATGAGAAATACGGAACCTTTTTGCTCAATGACACTGACGTTAGGGATATCTTTTAGAAAGTTCATACTGTTTTCCGATGTTGTAAAAGTTCTTGCAATGCCAGGCTAATGTTTCGTCGCATAGCTTGATCCATTGCTCCGACGTAAATGTATCAATTGCTTTAGCCATGCCAGCTAGGATGTAACTTCGCTGTGATTGCTTGTATCCAAGAGACAGTAGATACATCACTTCTTCAATAATGATCTTCATTTCTACGTCCGGTATGCGTGAATCTGTTCTACCGCGTTTGTTAGGTCCGCTTCTTATTTGAGCTTGCGTAGTGTGTCTGCTGCATGGCTAAGACTGGTAGCAATGTCATCAAACAAAGTAGCCAGTACGATCTGCATAGGAGCATCTTTGCGTACACGATTGATCTCATCTCTAACGCCAGCTTTTGTTTCGTTAGTGAGCCTTAGAACCGGCTTAGTGCTGATCTCTGATACGTCCCAGAGGAGTACGCCAGCATCATCATGTGCGCTGTTGACTAGACCTTTTTTACGCATTCTTGCTAGCAATGACGATACGTCTGCGCGTTCTCTAGCCATGTTTAATGCTGGCGTATAACCGACTTTTTTCATGCGGTTGTAAATATCAGCAGTGCTTGCAGGAAGAACAATTTGATCCATTGCGTTTAGGATTTTTTCAATGTTAGTCATAATAGTATTGTAATTTTAGTATTAAAGGAAGATTGCTAGACCCGCGTATTCAGCCTAAAGACAGGAGAGAAGACGGCTGCACCCTGTTCTAGCACTGGGATCATTGACCGCTCTGACCAGTGTACGGTTTGCTGGCTTAATTAACTAAATGTGTTATTTAATTTAAGTACGCTTTACTTAATTTGCGCCTGATGTGCTAATTGAGCGTCCTCATAGTCCATGTTGGAAGCCATTGCGTACATAACGACAAGCGCGGTTGTGATGATGATTGCCTTGATGCTCATAAATACTCCTCACGTTTAATCTTTGATGTTCTATCTGGATGCTTGCCGGACCAGTTACAAAAACAGCAATGCCAGGCAAGATTGTTTGAACACCAAATGTTTGCTGGCATACCGCATTCTGGGCAATAACCAGATCGGATGTTTGGTTGGTCTAGATCGTCGTTCATTGCTTTTTTTGAACTTCTTCAATCAGTTCTAACGCCCATTTTTTAAAGCAATCACGGAAAAAAAGGATGCTTCATACACATTGTGTCGCACCAATCCCAAATGTCTTGTGTTTCTTTGTTCATTTGTCTCTCCAGTGTTGCCGCCGCGAATTGCCTTGGCTTGGTGATAATACTAAGACTGTGAAAAGCACAAGTCAATAGGGTTGAGCAAAATTTTTGCGCCTTTTTTTAAATTTTCTTTAGCCCATAGCGGCTGTAAGTTTGTGTAATGACACAAAGCCTTTTGCTCTTCAATAGTTTTTGCTGACGCCAATGGGATGATGTGATCTATATGCCATTCAGACATGTTGTTCCAGGTCATTCCGTCAACAAACAATGATTCTATGTGTTGTTTAAACGTCAAAATGTCGCATCCAAGAATTTTTTCTGTTTTTTCTGGCTTTCTGTTGCCGCTTCGATTAAATGATCCGCGAATCAACACTCTTGCTCTTCTTGCAAACCTATACACTTCATCATTTTTTTCTTTTGTTTTTTGATGTTTTCTTCTCCATTGTTTCATTTTTTCTGTTTTTAAGTATTCTGCTTTTGCCAGCTTTCTTTCTGGTTTTTGTCTGTTTGTTTTTTCAATCTCCAAGTATCGTGGATCATTGCGTCGTTTTGCATTGTATTGTTTTAGCCATTCTTTAGATTCTGGCCTTTCTCTATATTCATGCAAACAAGCTATACAGGAAGTAAATTTTGTATATCGCTCACTAAAATGGCCTCGCTTGCACGGTTTGCCAGTAAAATATCTATCCAATCCCCGTGCAATTGCTTCTTTTCTAGAAACCAATTCCATCAACTAGTCTCCCGCTTAACTCAGATCGAAGTTCTTCAATAACTGAATCTGGATTGGCACAAGCGCCAGGGTTGGCAATAATTTCCTTGCTGCTGTAAACATTGGTATCTGGTTGTCCGTTTCTAACGTGCTTGCCGTCAATTAAGTAAACAGCTTCAAACTCGCTATCAGATTCGCATCTTGTCCAGGGCGTGAGATCTGGATGCAAGCAGTGAGATTCACATCCGGTTCTTTGAAATTCGCCCGGTATCTCTGAGTTATCATGCTTTAAGCATGTAAATGTGCTATTCGCGTTAGCCGTTGACAACGAACACGTTCTACAATTGGACTCTTTAGTGAGTTTAGTCTCATGACAAAATTCATGAAAATTGCACATACGGCAAATGTACCATGAAGGATCTGCACTCAATGGCTCTGGCATATAGTCAGACATGGCGATCTTTCTACCGCGCTCGACGTACTTTGTAGCCAGTGCATGATCTAGTTTTACGATCTCAGTATGTATCCGATCATCATCCTTGCAGACTGCATAATACAGCGCCTTTTCTATACCTAATCCAAGCATATATGCTTGCATTTGCACGAAATGCTGTTCTTTTGCCAGTGCTACGCCTTTCTTGATTAGATCGTCAAAAGACTTCTTGCTATGTGTCTTGATCTCAAGCACTAACTTATGTTTTTCATATCCCGGTAGGCCAGAGGTGATAATCCCGTCACAGGAACCGGAGACAAACTCGCCAAAGTCTACCCGCGTCTGACGTTCATTCAAGACGCATCCGATGAGCTTAATATCGGCTATAACCGTTTCTTCCTCATTATGACCTCTACGGAATAATCTAAGCATTCGGCCAGGAAACGTAGGAGCAATAGCCCAACGGAAAGACAGCCAGAGATAACGATCACAGGGATGACCAAGAAGACTAGCGCCAAGATGCTCACGGAAACTGTCTGCTTTCTTTTCATGTGCTTGATCTATCAGTGCTGATAAGTTGTTCTTTGGTACTGGTATAGCTGTCATATCTATGGCTCATTCATTCCATCAATGGTCGGATGATACACAACATAGGTTGCATCCAGTAGAGCGCATATCTCCATGTATTCAGCAACCATCTTGTGCAAGCCCTTGGCGTGATTGACAGGAAAAGTCTTTAGACCGTCATTCATGGCGTAGGCCACTAGGCGCATTAAGCGTCTATCACGCTCCTGTTCCATGTCTGTACGTTGATCCTTCTCTACCGGTAGCTTCATTGCTATCTCCATAAAAAAAGCCCCCAGATGAGACTGAGGGCAAAAGCACCAGGGAGGGGAGTTACTTCTTAGCCCAAGGCGGCGTATTTGTTGTCGCTGCTGGCTTTGATCCTTTAGCTACTGGTCTGAATCCTTGTACGCGATTCTGTTCTCCGTACTTTTCTGAGCTTTCGACCGTTAGCTTGATGATTAACTGCCCACCAATTAGCTGATCTGTGTCTGACAGCTTATCCAAGCCAATCACGCTGATCAGACTGCCAAGCTGCTGACGGCCAACTTCCTCAGCCTTCGGGTTAGCATTGCTAATCGTAATCATGCCAAACACCACACGGCCAGCGTGACTAGGACCAGTAATGTCATAGCGCACATTGATGTATTTTCCGCCAGACTTGGAATCCTTAATTTCCGCATTGGCGATGGTCGCTTCATACAAGCCAGCAGGAATCGCATCATAATTAGTAGTCTGTGCAGGAACTGAATCTAAGGTAAAAACTTCATCTAAACGCATTTTCTTACTCCTTGTCGGTTATAACTTCAACACTAAACGTAGCTCGGCCCGGCTCTGTCGTAATAGCGCGTGACAGAACTTGCTGGACATATTCCGGCTGTTTCTTCCATGCTGATTGAATCAATTCGCACTTCCAGCGCGTAAAGTCTTGCACTTCAATCTTTGCATCATTGGCAAGCATCAGAAACTTTTCTGGATCAATCTTGCGGTTGACTCGACATGCAGCTTTGATCTTATATGGCCCGACCATGCTAGTCACAGTGCCTTCTTCAGCATCTTCAATCTTTAAGCACTGGCGCATTTGATCTTCTAATACACGCCTACGCGCTACGGCATCTTGCTCAAGCGTCTTGGCCTCTAGCCATTGTTCAGACAGATTCTTAAGATCCGACATTATCTTCCTCCGCATCTGCAATTGCTTCAGCTTCTGCTTGCTGATAAGTGATGCCAAGTTCAGCTTCAACATTAATCAAGCGCTGATTAAGTCTATGAATATCACCAGCAATGCCAAGGATTACTACGTCCAGATCGTGTTCGCCGCCAGAAGCGTCAGTAAGTACTAGTTTCATTTAGTGTTGCCTGAAATTTTGTTAATGATAAAAGAGAGATCAGCCGTTTCCCATGAGTCTAGCTTGCCGGAGCGGTCTTTTGCTGACCAGAGGCCATCTGAGTCACACATCAGCGCTCTCTGTGGCTTACCTTCTTCGTCCTTTTCTACGCGCAATGCCAGCACTTCATCAAAGAAGTACGGCAGCATTTGAGAGAGCTTATTGCCTGGCATGCTAGGTCCGTACAAAATACGTCCAGACTCATCCTGAGTCTTTTCCATCTTGGCTGACATGTAGACGTTTTTGCCTGAGATATCACGAAATGCGCGTACAAGGTCAGTCATCTGCTCTTGCAATGCGCCATAGGCTTGTCTAGGGTCTTTGGTTGCTTTCTTCTCAGCGTTCAAGACAACTTCAGCAATCTCAGAAATAGAGTCAACTGCTACAGACTTAAAGTCAGATGCTTCCGCAGACGTAACAAAAGAATACGCTTCTTTGAGACTAGCCATATCTGTGACTTCAATATATGGAATGTCCAGATCAGCCAGTGACAATAAGCCAGCTTCAGCAGAAATGATAATCGGATCCGGAAGCGTTCCGATAAGAGTTGTCTTGCCACTTCCAGCGCCTCCGTAGACTAGGACTTTTACGCCATCAGAAGCTGCGCCTCTAGTGGACTTTAGGTTAATGCTCATACTTACTCCTTTCCTGGTGAGTGCCAAGCGTTTCCCTGGCTTCGGTTGACATCCTAGGCTAATCTGGTAGGCTTGTCAACACTTTTGTTCAAATTAATCGGAAAACACTATGACAACCAAAGAAGCGGCGGAGCATTTTGGAGGCATCAAAGCGCTTGCAGATGCGCTAGAAATTTGGCCTCAAGCGGTTTATTCATGGGGCGATAAGCCGCCAATGTCTAAGCAATATGAGTTAGAAGTAAGAACAGATGGTGCGCTGAAGGCTGACGTTAAGAGTAAGTGAGCCATGAATTTTAACAACATTCCAGAAGAACTAATTGCCATTAATCGCTGGGTTTGCTGGCGAGACACAAATGGCCGAAAGATTCCATATGATGCCAAGTCATTGAACTCTGCGGCATCTAGCACAAATTCTGAAACATGGGCAACATATGAAGAGGCTGTTACTGCTTACGAAGAGCGCTTTGGCAACAACGAT